CCCAATAGAATTATTACATCATTGTCCGGTGGGTCTTGAAATAGCGGGCGATAAGGGTCAAGTATTACGAATTGTCGCGCTCGCTCTTCCATATGATGTTAGGCGGTGTGCCTTTGTTCTCCGCATCGTGGTCAATGTTAATGCGATCACCGTACTTTCTCGGATTCATTCGCGCTAACATCCACTTGCGGGCATCTACCCTTAGCTTGCTCCGTTGGATGAACTCGGTGTTTTGCTTGGGGTTGCCGTTGTTGTCATAGGTTTCATCCCCGCTTGAATCGTCCGCAATCTCTTCAATCTGGTCAAACATAATGGCGGCCCGAAGTTCTGTCGCGCGCGCGTATTGGTTTCCTATTTCATCTGAATCAAGCACCGCACCGAAAAAAGTTCGCTTGCTTATGCCCACCTCTTTTATTGCGCTGCTTGCGCTTTTACCCTCTGAAATAAGGCGTATGACCTCTTGAATCTTTTCTGCGGTTGTCATGGTTCAAAGGTACTAAACAAAAAGGATTGACCCGTCAGGCTCCATCATTGCAAATGGACAATCTTCGCTTTCCCAATAAGCATTGACATACTCCTCAAATACCACCTGCCTATCTACTCGATGAACTAAGTTTTCATCTACCGATTCAATCCCCTCCACAGGCTTGCCTAGCTTGAAGGCTCGGTAGACTGAATGGTACGACTTGCCCGCGAACTCGCAGGCCTCTGTGAGGTGGTGGAAGAGCCTGCGCTCTCCTTGGGTGTTTATTGCTTTGTACATTCAAATTTGGTTTAAGCTGATTTTGTCGATGAACCAGTTGTTAGATAGCTCATGCCTGTGGATGTGCGGTGATTCTTGCCACTCGCTACTTACTTCTACCTCATCCATATCTTCTTCTTCCACCATCCCCAACGCTTTCTTCATCGTTGTGGCAGCTCCGATTATGTTCTCGAATTGGTCGCTGATGACGTAGCAGTATTTATTTTCAGGCATCGCGCAGCTCTTTAGCTTTTGACAAATACCACGCGGCTTTATCGAGGTCGCGCTCAATCGGTTGGTCGGGCTTGCTTCCCGCTCTCAGCTTGTACTTAAACGCGCACATTTCGCAATGCAGAGCCGTTGCCTCTTTCCCCCAAATAGCGGCCATCATGTCGATGACCTCAACAGAGAACTCTTGGTAGTGGGAGGGGTTAATGAAGTCGTAATCGCTCATCGCTTTAGGTTTTGTTTGCAGCAAAGCTACAAAAGATACTTAGTATATTTTGCATAGCCCTCACGATATTCCCGCACATTTGGGCAATTTAACATCTCCTCATGCAGCTTGTCATAGTGGTACAAAGAGCTGTAATCCCTCCGCAAGACCTCGCCAATAACCAAGTGATGAAACCCTAATCCCTTCGCCACCTTATGCACTTGGCAACGGATATAAACCAAGCTAGGAATCCGCTTCCCGCTTTGCACATCTTCAACAGCTACCCCAGTTCCACGTAATCTGCGCTCAAGCAATCCCATGACCACCTGAACCTCTCTTTTGTCTATTTTCATTCGAATATCTTTTTATGGCCTAAAGCCCGCATTTCACAGAAATACTCATTCACCAACCACCTCATGCCCGCATCTTTGACAATCTGATCTGCCTTGCTCAAATCTTTCCGAGCTATCAAAAAGGACTTCTCCCGCTGCTTCGCTATGTCCCTTAGCTTCGGGTCACGCATCCGAATAGCCAAATCTGCAATCTCCCAATCTATCGCGTTCCGGACCGCTTCCCACTTCTCCTCTTTGCTCAATTTGAAAACGCCTTTCCGCTCCAGAATCTCGTAGATGTGCTTGTGGTTGTAGATTGGTTTAACCTGGATATACCGAGCAAAGGCATCATTCACCGCCTCTTCATCGCTGATATGGGGTAGCTCTTTTCTAACCTCCCGCGCTCTAAATGCCATAGGCCTAACTTCGCTCAGATAACCTTGTAACCACTTGGCCAATGTCTGACTGCAGAAGATTGATTTGTCATCGTTCAGAGCCTGAGTGCGAAAGGCTAAACCAACCTCCTGAATGCCCAGGTGCCTGTATTTGCTTTTCAGTAAGTAGGCCAAATCCTCAGCCGCAACTTCAAAAACGCTTTGCTCTACAGCCTTCCAACCAATGCGGCTGATAGCTTTTGAAATCTCTAAGCGTATTAGCTTGTTCAATACGTCATCGGCTACCTCCCCGATCTTTGGCGTTTGCTTGGCCTTTGTGACCTCCTCCACTATCGCGGGAAGCGCGGGGGCCTCGTGTTTGATTATTTCGCTCATTGGTTTAATTTACTCCGTTCAAAATGTCTTCTACCGTCATCTTCGTGCTAGTGCCTTCATCCTTTGGCGCAACAAAGCCTTTCCATCCGTTGGCCATTGTGTGGTGCAATATCGCTATTGCTTTCCTCTCTTGTCCCGTGGCCATGTTGCTAAGGCTTGTTAGCGCGGCCTGTTCGCTTGCCTCGTGCTTGTAGGTAAATCGGTGCTGTTTTTTCTTGTAAGCCTTCCACAGTTGCCATTGGGCTTTGAAATTTTCGGAATCAAAAGGAAGAACTATCTCTTCCCCCTTTGGGGGATTAAGGGGGTTATTTATTACACTATCATTATCAGTATCACTTACAGTATCACTATCAGCTACGTTTGCTAGGTTTTGCTTAGCATTTGTAGCATTTGCTAGGTTTGCTACCTTTTGCTTGCCTCCCTTAGCACCTGCTTGCGCCCTCTTCTCGCATATCCCCCGCCACTTCTCTAAATCCTGCTTTAGAGTGCGCTCTATTGGCTTCCAAGCGGTAAGCAATAAGCGGTCGGATAGCTCGGGGTTTTGGTCATTAACATACTCCAAGAGGTGACGGAATAGCCGCCCCATCTCTTCATCGGTCAAATGATTAACGCTTTCGAGAAGATCAGCATAAAGTACAAAAGACTTTTTTCCTTTCATCTGTCGGATTAAAATAAAAGCCCCATAGCTTCATCATGCATCCGACAACATGAATCCACTACAGGGCTTTGTAAAAGTTTCTTCATCGTCCTAAAGTCGGATAGACGATTAACACAAAGGTAAATAAAGAATGGTCTAAATATCTTCATCCTCCATCTCCCAACTCATAGAAAATTCACGGTTTTTAAACAATTCTGTAAGTCCAGTTACTTGCCTCAACCTTAAAACCTCGTCTTGATCCATTCCAAGGTGCTTGGCTATTTTGGTATCACTCCATTTTTTACGCTTGAGGTGCATAACTATTTCACTCATGCTTTCTACCTTATGCTTTCCCCTTGCTCGATTGTGCCGGACTGTAGCGGCCATTCTGTTTTCCTTATCGTATCTTGAAGATCGTATTTTAACAACAGGCAAATAACCGTGAACCATTTGCTGAACATCAGAATCGTTTTTGCCAACTAGATGCCTGTGGAAACCATCAACCACCTCAAAAGAACCTCCATCTTCAGGCATTGTAACAATCGGTTGAGTGTAACCGTCTGCTTTTATTGACAACTTTAATAAATCCATTTCGGTAGGTGCTACGCTGTTCGGATTGTAGTCGTTAGCGTGAACATCTGAGTTCTTGACCCAATAAACCATGTCTACGGGATTTTCTTTAAATGGGCTGTTTTCATGAATAATACCCCTCAATGAATTAATTGCATCAATCAATTCATCATTATCAAGACTTTGTAAATACTCTTTTACCTGAGTTTCTACTTTTTGTTGGTCATTTTGTGCCATTTTTTGTAGCTTTTGGTTATTTCAAATCCTTTTGTTTCAAAGAAGTGTTTTGAATTATTGTTTGCCAAAACGGAATATTCGCCACTTTTAACGTATTCCCACATTTTCGACAAAACTCTTTTTTCTCTATAAATGGGCAACGTGTAAATGTAAAGTATATTTTTTTCGTCATAACAAATAAATCCAATGCATTTACTTTTCATAAAAGAAAGAACCCAAATTTGGCTTTCATTGTAATTTATACTGCCCTCAAAATCTCGGTAAACATCATTTTGAAGTAGAATATACTTTAATGAATCAGCTACCAAATCAATGCTGCTTGTCTGAATTACTCGTAAATTTTCCATAGTTTCCTGTTTTGCTTCATTCTTTGCATATACTTTTCGTAGTTGCTTGACTTGGTAACCCCAAAGCCTAACCCTTGACAATAGTAGTCATTGCGAAGTAAGGTTTTTGCAATTTGCCTCCATGCAGGAACTTTACCCAATTGCTCTAGTGGATAATAAGCTGCATCCGGTATTCCATTTGAATAACCTCTGTTTTCGTACCATTTAATGTACACGGCTATTTTATTCTTGTAATGCTCACTTGTTTTTGGTGGCATTGTGTCAAGTAAAAAATCACAAAAGCTCTTCCATGTATGACCTTCAGGCAAGCTCACTTTATCATTACCAAGGATATTCCCTTTTTCTTGACTATACAAACAAGCGGAATTTATACCCGCCATTCTTGCGGTAAACTTTGACCATGTTACAGGCTCTATAATCTGATAAATCCAAAGGTTCTTTCTCGCTTCATCTCCAAACGGCTCATCTATGCGCATCTGTGAAGGGCTTAAACCCGCTTGATACATCCTATCATAAACTTTATTGTATTCACATTGACTTTTGTATACATACGTCCAAATATCATCAACAAGCCAATCATAAATAGGGTATACGTTATATACGTTATCGGTATTCTTTACTGTGTAACTCCAATCTTTATACCTTGACACGTCACCTCTTGATATGGCTCTAAATCGGTTTAAACTCTCTTGAGTTCTAATTCCGACAAATGAAGCTGTTTTTTCTCCATTGCTAAACCATTCACCAAACAAAGGCGTAAACTCTTCAAATGTTATTCCTGGATAATAAAAAGGGAAGTAAGTAGAATCTTTAATACTTAAATCGTTTTTTTCTCTAGTCCACAAATTCTTTTTCCGTTCATCCCAAGACCTCCATGTAGGTTCATACATGGAACAAGAAGAAGACGTTTCTATCTCCAAGGCAACCCAATAAGGAATTACAATATCTTGATTTTGTTTTATCAAACTCTCTACATGGTCAATGGTGTATTGAAATTGACATTCCCAATCAATAAATAGAACTGCAAATTTTCTGTTTCTTTTCCTTGCTTCATTTAAAACAAGATGAAACATTACTGTAGAATCCTTTCCACCACTTAATGAAAGGTATATTCTGTCAAATTCATCAAATACGTTTGCTATCCTATTCTGGGAAGCTAATAACACATTGAGTTCCGTGTACTTTCTTTTCATTTTCCCATTCTTTAATTACTTGTTCTGCTATTTCGTTCGCTCTCTTTTTACCACTTTCTGTTACATCAGACCATGCAAGCCTTGTTACTGAAGCGGGAATACCATGCTTTAAACACAAGCACGCTTGACCTAAATAAGCAACCCTGTTAATGCTTGGGTTTGTAAAATTCTCTTCGATAGAATACTTCCATTTACTAATTACATCTTTCATTAGTTTATAGGTTTCGGTGTTGTTTGAAAATGTTTCAATGACCGTTTGAATCATTGTTTTTCTTTTCACACCTGAAACAGAATCATAAAAACCACACTTCCAATCTTCCCAAAGTTCATAATGGTGGTATACTCTACCATTTGAATCTTTCATGCGTTCTGTATTAGGTCGTTGATCTTTTGGTTTTGAATGGCCTCGATGCGTTTAATCCTCAGCTTTATATCCTCTTGGTAGATGTCGCGCTCCCACTCGGGGAAGTCGGCACCGTTGATTGTGGCACTAAGGCCGCGCAGGTGGTCTGGCT